GCTAACCCGATATACGGCAAGTACCTGGACTCTAAAAAGCTATTTGAGCGAGCACTCCAGGCGCAGCACATCGACCCGTCGGAAGTGTTTAAGACTGACGAGCAGATAGAGCAGATTGAAGAGGCGGAGCGTCAGGCCGCACAACAAGGCCAGACCGAAGACCCGCGCATTGCAGCGGCTAAGATCCGGGCGCAGACAGACCTGCAGCGCGTCCAGGCACAGAACGAAGGCGACAAGGTGGAGCTGAACACCAGGCTGCAGATCGCTCAGCAGCAGATACTTGCACGCCGGGAAGAGCGGGCGCAGATGATTGAGCTGGAAATGTTGAAGATGGCCAACGCGCAGAACCTTAGCCTGGAGCAGATCAAGGCGAAGCTGGGCGATACGGCGATTAAAGAGCGCAGCAAACAGAGCCTGTTCGCTGCAGAGCGTAGACTGAAGATGCAGATGGGCAGCGGAATATAGCCATGGCCAAGGGTGTTATCAGAAGCGAGATGAAGTGTAACGCGCCACGCTCGACGCCAGACCACGCGACTAAGAGCCACGTGGTCAAGGCGTGTGAAGGCGGCAAGGAAAAAGTAATTCGGTTTGGACAGAAGGGGGTCAAAGGATCTCCGGACGGTTCGGCCAGGAACAAGGCATTCAAGGCCAGGCACGCCAAGAATATTGCAAAGGGTAAGATGAGCGCAGCCTACTGGGCTAACAAGGTGAAATGGTGAAACCAGGACTGTACGCAAACATCCACGCCAAGCGTGCGAGAATTAAACAGGGTAGCGGTGAGAAGATGCGCCAGCCTGGCGAGAAAGGTGCGCCAACAGCTAAGGCGTTTAAGCAGGCCGCTAAAACAGGCTTGATCAGAAAAGCGATGACGTCAAACTATTAAGAGGACACGAAAATGGCAGTAGTTCAATTCAGCTCTATCCGGGACGGCGCAATCGTTGTGACCTGGCCTACTCTTGGCGGCACGGACAGTGGCGCGCCTTTTCGTTTGCCAGCAGCCTGTGACTTGACGTTCCAGGCGGGCGGCACCTTTGGTGGAGCGACGTGCACCCTACAGGGGTCAAACGACGGCACAACGTGGGACACGCTGACCCAGCGAGGCGGCACGGGTAACGCTGGGCACGGCGGATCTTTTCCGATGGCCTACACCGACGCAAGCGTGCACACCGCCAACGAGACGCCGCTGTTTGTCCGCCCCATTAATTCTGGCGGCTCGGAAAGCAGCATTACGGTTATTTTGGCTGCGTTCCCGACCTACGCCAAGACGGGGTACTGATCGTGAGCAAACACGCTGGCATGATGGTATCGATGGTGTTTGTTGCCCGTGACCTGGCTCACCGGCAGCACCTGCGCACAGGCTCGTATGCTGAGCATGTGGCGCTGGGTGCATTTTATGAGGGGATCATCCCTCGGGTCGACGGATTCGTTGAGGCGTACCAAGGGCAGTTCAATGAACTGCTGGATATCTCCCTGGGCGACAATGAATTTGAAGGATCAATCGATGAGATCCTTGAGCAGCAGATGGCCTGGATCGAAGATAACCGGGAGAAGATATGCCCCAGGAAAGAGTCAGCACTGAACAACGAACTTGATACGGTTGTGAATCTGTACCAGACCACACTGTATAAGCTGCGGTTCTTGGCTTGACCTTCTCAAAGCATGTCTCTACCATAGATGTCAACTATCAAAACATAGGAAACGATAGAATTGATTAATCTGCCGCCAGCTGAATGGTCCAAGGTTGAGGCCTGGGCTAACAAAGAACTAGACAGCGTGCGCGTGAAGAACGATTCAATTGGTCTATCGGCAGAGGAGACGGCCGCGTATCGCGGAGAGATCCGTCTTCTCAAAAGAATAATCGACTTGCCCAAAAAGGCGACTCGAGAAGTGGAGGCACCGCCGACGTCATTCTGACATCGCCGGGCCAGTTAGAGGTGGTTAAAGCCACCCAATGACGAGATGACGGAGATACAAAGTGGCAAATGATGAAATGTTGAGCGCGCAAGACGCGCAAAAGGCGTGGGATGAGGAAGCTAACCGAACGGACCCAGTAGATCTGGCTCCTGAGACGCAACCAGAACCTGAGCCTGTTCTTGAACCAGACGATCCATTTGCAGGGTTGCCCCCGGCATTGATGGAGAAACTTAACAAGATCGACGATCTTCAAAGAGCCAACGAGGATCTCAAGAACCACGTTAAAGCAGCTGAAGGTCGAGTGGCCGCATGGCAGCGCGAACGGGAACAACAACGTCAGCAAGCCGAAATTGTTGCACCTACGAAAGCTGAAGTGAGCACGGCCAGTGCAAACCCGGAAAAGTGGAATCAGCTTAAAGATGATTTTCCTGAATGGGCTGAGGCAATGGAAGAGTACGTCTCTTCTCGCGTAGGACAGAATGCACAGGGTGTTTCGCCAGATCAAATAAATGCTTTGATCGAGCAGCGCACTGAGCAGATCCGTAACGAAACGAGAGAAGCCGTTGAGTACGCCAAGTTAGAGACGAAGCATGAGGATTGGAAGGAAACGGTCAACAGCCCAGAGTTTTTGAGCTGGATGAACACCCAACCGGTCAACGTGTACAACCTTATCGACAGCCCCAAAGCTGCCGACGCTGTTAAGGTGCTCGATCTTTACAAGAGCGCGACGAAGACTCCGACGCTGTCTACAGTTGATCAGATTAAAAGTCAGCGTAAGGCTACGCTTTCCAACGCATTATCGACCAAACCCGGAGTGCCAAGACAGTCTAAGACCATTGACTCGATGACACCGGAAGAACTTTGGAACTACGAAGCCAGGCAGCTTAAGAAACGTCAAGAGCAGCAGGGTTTTTAACAAACTATCATAGGAGATTTGCCAAATGGCAATTCAAAATTACGGTACAGTCGCGTCGCGTAACCTTATTCGCGCCGCTCAAGGTATGCTCGAACACGCACAACCCATCACAGTGCTTGGTGACTTCGGTACCCAGCGCGAAATGCCGATGAACAGCACTGACACGCTGGTCTTCCGTCGCACGCTGCCGTTTGGCGCGTCTGCTGTTGGCACCACGATCGAAGGCTCACAGCGTTATGCTGGCACGCCTAACATCGACGCTACCAACTTCGTACTTGCTGAAGGCGTAACGCCGAACAGCAACACAATCAGCTTCCAGGACGTAACAGTCCAGCTGCAACAGTACGGTATTCTGTTCAAGTACAGCTCTAAAGTTGAGCAGCTGTACGAAGACGACATCCCCGGCGAGATGGTTAAGCTGACCGGCGAAACCATGGCGGAAGTTATGGAGATGGTTCGTTACGGCGTACTGAAAGCTGGCTCTACAGTGATCTACGCTAACGGTACTACCCGTGCCGGCATTAACACAACCATCAGTCTGAACGCTATTCGTAAAGCGGCACGTACTCTCGAGAGCAACCGTTGCCGTCGAGTGACCAGCCGTCTGGCTCCTGGCGTCAACTTCAGCACCCGTGCTGTGCAGCCCGCGTTTATCGTGTTCTGCCACACTGACGCGGTATCTGATGTACGTAACCTGCCAGGCTTTACCCGCGTTGAAGAATACGGCAGCTTCAAGCCTATTCACGATCGCGAAATCGGCGCTTGCGAAGACTTCCGTTTCATCAGCTCACCGCTGTTGAAGTCTTTCCTGGCCGCAGGTTCTGGCACTCTGAACGGCATGCTGTCAATTGGCGCGGCCAACGTTGACGTGTACCCGTTCCTCGTAATCGGTGAAGACGCTTGGGGTCAGGTTGCACTCAAGGGTATGTCCGCGATCAAGCCTGTTGTTCTGAAGGCTTCTCAGACTAACCACGCCAACCCGCTTGGCCAGTTCGGCTACGTGGGTGCTTCGACTTGGTTCGCCAGCGTTCGTTTGAACGACGCTTGGATGGCCCGTATCGAAGCCGGTGTGACCGCCCTCTAACCCTTTGGGGCGCTCCTAACGGGGCGCTCCGCCTTAATTTGAGGATCGCATCATGCCAGAAAGCATTAAACAACGTATGCCGAAGATTCCGGATATTCTCACCTCGCGTGAGCTGACTCCTTTGCTTCAGGCAATGCAAGCTGACATCGCCGCGCTGTCTACGTCGTTGAATCAGTTGCGTACTGACTACAACGCCGCAACGGTTCCTACCACGGCGACGGCAGTCACCCCTAACATTACTGCTTAAGGAGACACAAACATGTCTTATAACATTGAACAAATTAACAGTGGCTTTGTGTCACTGATTTCCGGAGCGCTTGCTGCCGGTACTAACGCAGGTACTTTTAAAACTACTGTTGCGGTGACCTACACCAACAACGGTATTTTTAGATCCAAAGCAATCACTGACAACCTGGCGTTTTCTGCTGGCCACACGGCTCTCGGTAACAGCCAGGCTTGCCTGTTCGGTCTGTTCCTGGACAACAGCGGCAACGTGACTACCTCACAGGGTATGATCGTAGCAGCTGGCGACCCTTGCCCGGTGCCAAACGCTCCGGCTTCTAACCTGACTCCGTTCGGTTTGATCAAGGTTAGCACCAGTTCCAGTCAGACCTTTACACCGGGCACTTCGGTACTCGGCACTGGCAACACCGCGGCGTATATCAACATCGCGTCAATGCCAGGCAGCGCTCAGTAATAGTCGCCGTCAGCTCTCTCCCCGTCGGCCCCTTTGGGGAGAGAGTTTTTGACGAGTCGTTGGTGACGGCGACTCGTCCTTTTTGACGGCACCCCCTATAACAACGGAGATTACAAAGATGGCGAAGATCGAAATAATTGACGACAGCGAAATCGTAGAATCGGTAACTGGTAACCGCGATTTCAAACAACTGTTGCAAGACGAAAAGTTTATGGAAGAGACCGTGGTCGTTATGATCCACCCGACAAGTAACGAGAACGACGTGCCCTACGCACACTTGAACGTGAACGGCATGAATCAAATTGTACCTCGAGGTCAAAATGTGCCGATTCGTCGAAAGTATGTTGAAGTTTTGGCGCGTATGAAAGAAACTCGGTACAGTCAGGTAACGCCTAATCTTTCTGAGCCAGACAAATCACACCTGACGCCAAGGCATGGCCTTGTGTTTCCGTTTGTGGTTGTCGACGACAAGAATCCGAAAGGTCGGCCTTGGCTAGAACACATACTCGCTGAGCGTGATTAATGAATTTTCTGCAGCTGATAAACCGGGCAAGACAAGAGTGTGGCGTTACAGGTCCAGACCTGACGACGGTCACCGGCTTGACCGGGGAATCGCAGAGATTCTATAACTGGATCAACTCCGCCTGGGTAGATATCCAGACAGCACACGAAGACTGGCAGTACATGCGCCAGTCTTTCCAGTTTAATACTGTCGCCGACCAGTGGCAGTACACGGCGGCTGAGGCTGGCGTAGGTTCAACGTTTGCTAACTGGAAGCGAGACAGCTTCAGAGCCAGTTCGGTAGGCGCCAACTACGGCGATGAGCAACTGTTAAACTTTATGGAGTGGAACACATTCCGTAACTTGTACCAGTACGCGAACATGCGCAACACGCGAGCCAGGCCGGTCGTAGTGACTATCGTTCCTCCGAACAAAGACCTTGGGTTTGGATCCATACCGAACCAGGCTTTTGTTATCGTTGGAGAGTATTACCGCAAGCCTACTGAATTCACTACGGCTACTTCTGAGCCAGACCTACCCTTGCGTTTTCACCCGATGATTGTTTACCGGGCTATGATGTTTTACGCCGGCTATGAATCTGCGCCTGAAGTTTATCAGCGGGGAGAGCTGGAATTTAAACGGCTCATGAACCGCCTTGAAATAGACCAGCTGCCAGATATGGTTAGCGGTCCCCCTTTGGCTTAAGGAGGATACCCCGTGTCCACCCTGCCTACGATGCCTAAAGTCCAGTACGACCTGATTAGGTTGCAGGGCGGGTTCGACCAGGCCACGCCTAC